GCTCTTGCAATGTTTTTACGAACAAAATATGAAGGTGGTGTATAAGATGGCACAAAATTATCTTGCTAACTTTATCACTGTTGATAGTATATCTAGGGTTACAGTACCTGAAGCCGTAGTAACAGCATATACCGAAATTGTTACCTATACTAAAAGCAAATTATTAGAAACACATTTAGAAAATTTATCAGATACAACTACAACATCAACAAGCATACTTAGACCTAGACATATACCTATAGACAATATATATGTTTCAAACTACGCATCATTATATGGAATAATAGATACTTTATTAGAGTCTAATATAGACGAATTATCTGATGAAAATAGTGATACTTACAAATTGTTTACAATACTTTCAGAAGTAAATACATATGAAGCATTTACTATATTTTATCTTTTTTTTGCTAGTATAGATCAAGATTTATTTACAATTAGCGATGTGCTTATTTATTTTGAAGATAATTCATATGAAATAAACTATGAAAACATATTAATATTCTTAAGTATATTAACTGATTACAAAAAATCAATAATTAAAGATAGATTAATTAATGGTGTTTATATAGAAAATGGAAACTTAATTTCTTTCTTTAATACATTATATAATGATGCTGATAACACTATTTTTTATAGAATTACTGAGTCTGATATGTTATTGAAGAATGAAAACTATTTTAGTCTAAATCCAAAAATAAATTATTTTGGTGGAGACGACTATTATAGAAACCGTAGAATAGCTGAAGAAGACTATTGAGATGTTGTTACAGCTTATATTGGATTAGCCACTTATAATTTTGATAATATTTTGTTACAAGACATAGTTAAAATCACAACTGACAAAATCTATAACAAAAAGACTAGTGGCGTTCCAGTATTCTTAAAGAAAGAATATCAAAAAAATCTATATATTGAAACGCAAAGCTTAAACGATACAATTTTGGCTTTGTTAAAAGATAGTTATGCATCTTTATCAAATACAGATGTATTATATTTTATAGATAAAATGGCCGACGAATTTGTTGAATATTATGATACAAATCCTAGTTTTGATTACTCTGATGATTCTCTTGAATTACCAGATATAAACGCATTTTTAATTTATAAATTAGGTTTATTTGCAATTGATCATGCAACAATAGATACTATAACGTTAGCTGAACTAAAGGAACTGACGTTTTATACACTTGGAATTTTCGAGTTTAATAACTTTATAAATCCAACATACACAACATTAAGAACAACATTGCTTGCAGAATATGCAGCTTTAAGAGTTATACTAATAAATATATGAACTGAATTAAAAAATAATATAAAATATGATTAAGGAGGTGCCGATATGCCTTTTATTTATGAAAGTAAAGTAGGACAACAACGTTATATAACGGGTAAGTCTTTAAAAAAGAAATTAATAACTTTTAGTGGAAGCGAATATGACGAAGCAAATGTGCAATTATATACATCTGATACGGCACAACTTTTAGAATTTTTTGAAAAGCTTGGTATTAATCAACCTAAAATAATGACTTATGACAATATACAAAGTCTTATAGCATCAAAATTTAAAGAGCACATGGACGAAGTTCCAGTACTTTTAACTATGGAACGCATTCATTTTATGTCAATAATATATTTATTAAGGGAAAATATTGCATCTATAGATGAAATTATAAAAATGCTAAACATGCCATTCTATACAAGAACTGAATACCTTCTTAGATACTTATCTAGAGAAAATGAATACATGCTTAAATTTGATTCATTATTTTCTAATTTTTATGAAAATATAGAGTCTTTAGTTGATAATGGCTTTACTGAAAAAGAGGATATGAGTAGTTTAGATGATATTGTAATGCCTTATGCAGAAGTACGTGTGAATAATTTAGAGGTAGATGTATTTTTAAAAACAATTGTTAAAACACTAGAAGCTAGTTCAACGTTAACAAATATAGTTGATCCAGTTGAAACAGACTGAGGCGATGCATTAACTTTTACAACTTTATTTAGTCATAAATTACCATATGAATCTGAAACTGTTATTGTAGATAATTATTTAGGAGTTGTAGGAGATACACTCACATATACTACAAATTCAACATTATCTGTACTAAATGATTGTAACAATCCAGCTATACCAGAACAACTTAAATTTTATGCTTCTAACAAATTTATAAATGCTTATTTTGAGACAGTAATGGCTCCACATATACGATCTGCTTTTATAAGACGAGATCCTTCACGGTATGCTAAACATTCAAATATCGTTGCAGAATATAGCACTCTTTTTTATGGAAATTCTCAACATGGATTAGATATTAATTTAACATCTATATTAGATATTACCACTGAAGATATTTTTAAATATGCTTTAGATTTAAATGGCACTTATGACTTTATTTATTATGGAGAATATCTTAAAAACGCATATGTTAATACTGGAAGTTATTTTACAAGTATATCAGGAACTTTAACACCATATACATTTAGTACACCATACGTATTTGATTTTATTACGGATGCCAAAACTAAAGAATTGCTGGAAAAAATATTCCCAACAATAGTGGATTATAATAGTCTTATGTCAGTACCAGTACCTTATACATTAGAAAGTTCTGATTATTTTAGAAGATATTTTCTTACAAGAAAAAACTTTGATAATGATTATGATTATACAAGTTTCTATAATACAAGTATAAAGACTAAAGTACTTGATGAAAGCGGAAATACAATACCAACTATTTTAAAAAATTTAGATATGATTATTTTAAATAATTCAGTATCTATAGCTGGAAGTAATCACTATAAACTTAGATATATAAACCCACAATATATTTCAAACTTTAAAAATGTATTAGCAAAAGTACTTAATGACAATGCTATATTAATTTTAGATTTAGATGCTGTGGATATTGGTTGAATTACTGGTGTAGGAACTAGTGTTTTTGATTATCTTACAGCACTAATTGCACTTATTCCTGATATTAGAACTGAAATTGCAGCTTTAAATAACTATGAAGTATCAATATCTTTAAATATGTATACAGATATATTTAAAAATTATTTAAATTATCTTCTAGGTACCAATACATATACATTTAATAAAATACTTTATGTGACAGCTGATTCGTATAGTAATTACAGAATTATTAATTTTGTACAACAAACATTTGCGTCAACTGGGTTATTCTTTGAACAACTAAAAAAATTGAAATATTACGATTTGTATTTATTATTCTTTGGATTATTTTCTAATGAAAAAATAATGTCTTTTACAGATTATATAGAGTTTAAGAACTATGGTTCTATACCAACTAATGCACAAAATAGTGCATACGCTAATTACTTAGTAGAATTAGATGGGTACAAATATTTTTATAATTATACATTAGACAAACATAATTCAAGACAACAAATTAGGGATGTGATGTAAGTGACTGATAAAGATATACAGCGACTTATAAAAGAAAAAATTCCGAAAGATTATATGTTCGAATTTTTAAATAATGTAATAAATGAAGATTCTATAGACGTTTATAGTTCATTATTGAATCTAACTATAATAGAAGATAAGTATACATTTGATTTAATAATGGCTATCTTATATAAAGAATCTGCTACAATTGAGACTATCCTTGCTATAATTAGTGCATATACCTCAACATACACTGATATATTTGAAAAAATGGTTATTCTTGAATATGAGCTTTATGAAATTCCAGGTGGATTAAGTGGCACTCCTACTTTGGCTGCAATAAAATATGTACGTGATTATATACCAAAACTTTATCACGGTGATTCAAGTAGATTATCTTATAAAGATGAAGTAAACGTAAAAACTGAATTGGACAAAATATATTTAGAAACTGTTACTGCGGATAGAACTATAATGGAAGCGTTAGATGCATCTTTTGATGCTTATTCAATGGCAAAAATAAATAATGAAATATCATATATAGAAACAGAAATTGCACATTACTCGTTTTTAATTAATTATGATGTAACGAACAAGTACTTTATAAGGAAAGAAAACGCTCTACAAACTGGAGTATACAGAAAATTAGTAAACGGAGTGGAAAGTCAAAAAGATCTTTCTATACTTACAAGTACTACTGGATTATATTATAAGTATTATTTATCTGTAAACCAAAATACTGATTTTGCAAATGCGCATGATTTTATATTAGATTTTTATGATAAAATAATAAAAGGTACAATAAATTAATGAAAGGATGTGAGACTTCATGGCTGAAAATAAAAAATATGGAGCACAAAAAAGAGTCTTAACAGATATAGAAAACAAATCAACCCTAGGAGTTTATGGAATAGGGCGAGACCTAGGAATGGAATCAGATAATTTAAAAGATATTATCAAACAAACCATGGTATCTACATCTGAAAAATATGGAAGTCAAACTTCTAATGGCAAAGTTATTGATTATTTTAATGAGATAAATTTTGCGTCAGCCTTTGCTGAATTTAAGAAAGACAAGCTTGATAAGAAAAAACAAGATGATTTCAAAGCAAATCCTAAGCGGGCATTTAAAAAATATATGTCAGATCTTGATTTTGATGCAGTTAATGCAATGATGACTCAAGAAGCTGGTAGAATTATTAATTATAATAACTACAAAGCTATTTATACACATATTCCCGAAGCAGCTCAAGCACTAGATACTTATAAAGATAACATTATGAGTCCTGATGATTTTACTAAAATGATATTTAATATTCAATATGATAATGAATTAGACGAAAATGTTAAAGATACTATCGAAGGACAATTGGAAGATATAACTGTAAAATATGAAATAGACGATCTTGCTGATGAAATTATCGGAGAAGCTCTAGTTTATGGTGATCAATATCTTGCTGTTCTTTCATTAGAAGAAGAACTAGATGTAATGTTAAATGACCCTATTATTAACAATAGTGGACGAGCATTGAATGAAGAAACTCTTGCATTTTTTGATTTAGACACTATAAATATTGATGTTAATAAAGAGGATGTTTATACTGAAGAGTACAATACCGAAATTTTAACAGAATCTTTTAGTTCAATGGTTGAAGGCTTTAAAGAAGATGATGAACTTATAAACGAAGAATCAATTAAAGAATGGGTATCTGGGCTTATTAATCAGAATGTTCATATTGGTTCTAAAAAGGAATTGCTATTAGAACGAATCTCAGCAGAGCGATATATACTACAAGAGGCTCAAATGCATGATCTTCCAAAGAACAGTCTTAAAAAACCAAAAGATCACAGAGACGATGAAAAACCGATGTTTGTCAATGGCTCATCTGTAAGGCTACTAGATGCATCTAGAGTTGTTGAATTAAAAATTGACAATATCGTATATGGATACTATGTATTTGAAGATGTAGGCGCAACAAGCATGCCGAATATGAGTTATTTAGGAAGTAGTAGTGGTAGAGAAGTTCTTAATCCTGTAAACATGGGATCAAACATTGTTACTACAAACAATACAAAATTCACACCAACATCAAGTACACTTTCAGCATCTGGTGTATCAGACGCAAAAGTTCATCTAATTTCAAAAGTGTTCTTAGATGTATTATCTAAAAAAATTAATAAGGACTTTGTAAGACATAATAAAGAATTCAAAGACTTTATTTTCAACTTAGTACGACAAGATTATATTATTAAAAAAGATATTAAAATGACATATTTCGCACCTGATGAAATTATCGCATTTAAGGTTCCAGCATTATATAGAAAAGTTGTATTCTTTGCAAAATTATATATGGCAATTCTAATTAATATGTTACTGATTAAAATGGGTAGAGCTCATGACAAACGTGTATTTTATGTAGACGTTGGAGCGGATGCAGATTATGAACAAGGAATATCTAAAGTTATACATGATATTAAAACTAAAGAATTCAAGATGGATTCAATGGGTGAGATTAATACTATATTAAACCTTACACCAGGTCGTTTTGATGACTACTATATCCCAACAATCAATGGTGAAAAACCAATTGAAATTGATACTCTTCAAGGTATGGATATTGATATGAACAATGATTTTGTTGAGTTCCTTAAAGACTCAATGCTTTCTGGAATTGGTGTTCCAAGAACATTAATTGATGCAACTAAAGAAGTGGATTTTGCTCGTACATTAAGTGCTCAAAATGCTAACTTTGTTCGTAATGTAATTAAATATCAAAAACGCTTTACAGCTCCATTTACAAAACTTTATAGACGTTTATACCAAAATGAATATAAATTTACTGATAATGGTGAATCAGAAACTTTAGACTTTATTAACATTAAAGATATTAAAGTAAAATTCCCATCACCAGCAACGTTAAACATAACGAATCTTACAGACCAACTTCAAATTGCTGATGGTGTTGCAGATATTGCAGCTAGTCAATTATTCCCACCAGATGCACAGGGACTTGATGAACCAAAACGTTTAAAACTTAAATCACGAATACTTCAAGATTTAGTACCAGGACTTGATTGGGAAAAATTTAAAGAATACGCTGAAGACGTTAGGCTTGATGCAGTCAAAGAAGATATTAAGAATCCTAAAGGAGATCCACTAGATCCTTATGCAGGAATGTAATAAAAAAAGAATAACCTTTATGGTTATTCTTTATTAAATATATCAGGACATGAATTTGAATAATTTAATAAAGCCCATTCATTATGGCCATATTGAACTTGTTCAATATCCTTAAATATTTTGTGATTAGCCCAAGGTTCAACAGTTTCTAATATAGACAAACGCATTCCTTGTCGTTGAGAACCAAAGTTAATTCCAATTAATTTTTGTATGTGGCCTCTATATTTGGTATCTTTTATAGTTACTCGAACATCATCGTTAACATCAAAATAATTTCTAGATGTTTTTACTATAGTTCTATTATAAAACCCGTCTTTATTTCTACCAATAATTTTGATTAAATATTTATATAATTTCATCATAGCCCTCCATTTCATAATTATAATATATTATTAAAAAGGCTCAAAAAACAAAGAATAACCCTAAGGTTATTCTTTTATTTATTATTCTGTTGGATTATAGATATCTTTTAAAAGACCTACATTTAATAGTGATGTAATATCTGTATCAGACGCATAAGAATCTAATAATGGTATTCCATTTCCACCATCTGTAACTTTAAGAATTTTTTCTTTTAATAGTTTTTTAGCATAAATTTCAATATCAGGACCAGTTTCCATGAATCCTTTATAAGGAATCGTGATAATTGGTGAGTCTTGAGTTCCTAATTCAAAGTTAAGTTCTCCAATTGGAATTGCAGTTGGAAATACATTTGTATAAACTGCTGCGAATTCAACAATTTCTTTATCAGTATTGTTTGCATCTGGACGAACCATGATATACATTAATTGACCTGTATGATTTCTTGCACCATAGTCTACTCCAAATAATTTTGGATAAATTGCTATACCAGTTCTTGGATCTCTAATATAAGATACCCATTTTTGATACATTTTTCTAATAGGCATTCCTGAGAATTCTTTATGTGCTAACGTAAAGTCAGTGTTTCCTTTAGTAATACCAGTAACTACATCGTATGTAGCTCCACCAAATCCTGTTATATGTTCTTGTGTGTTCATAGTCATTTCAGTAAGTCCTTGGAATGAACGGAAGTTCTTTTCAGTTATTGTTTTGAAATATTTTAAATCAGGATCTTTTTCAAACCATGAAGGAAGTTGTAACCAAAAGATATATGAATATCCAGTAACAATTGGATCTTGGTTTAATTTGATAAGGTCGTCAATACCAGTAAAGAAAGTACTATCTGCACCTTTGATCGTTTCTAAGTCAGTAAGAATCGTTCTTCTAATGTTTTGTGCCATAATTTATCTCTCCTTCCTTACTCTATTGTAATATCGATTGAAATAACATCGATAATTCCTACAAATTTAATTGTTAAGTTTACATTTACTCTTTCATCTGAATACTCATCTTTTTCAACTTGAACCACTGCATATTCCAATGTTCTGTTTTGAATCCATTCGTCAGTATAACGAGTTAATGCGTTTCTCATATTTGTTAAAGTTGTTGCATCATTGAATTCGAATAAATATTCACGTCCAAGATTTTCAAGATCTCTAACTATTCTATTTACAACTCTTACATTACTAATATATTGTAAAGCTGTATTTTCAAGTTCTCCAGTTAATTGTGCCATAAATGTATAACCACGAGAATCTTTTTCTACATAATTTATTTTTGCTAAGATATTTGAAGTTTTTTTAGCTGATGTTGGATTTATGTTAATTCCATCTACACCTGTTAAAACTCCACGAGTTAAACCAGCTGTTGGCCATTGTAATCCATAAATTCTATCATTATATGGTAATAATGAAGCTAAGAAATACGTAGGTGCAACCCATAAATTTGTATCTGAAATAATGTCTTCAACTATAAATTTTTGAGTATAAATTGCTTGGTTAATTTCAGAATTTGAAGTACCTTCAAATACAAGAGCACCTTCAAAGCTTCCACTTTCATATGTTGAAAAATCAACTTCTGAGAAATAGAAGAATATATCGTCTCTAAAATCTTCTGCAAAATCTTTGATTAAGGCTTTTGAAGCTTGAGAATAACCTGGATCTAAGAACACATCAATAGGTAATTCAAGTTTATTTGATATAATTTTTTCAGCTGAAATATAAATATCATCTTCTGTATTAAAACTTAAAGTCCAATCAGCAGCAGTAGTTATTGCTTCAGTTCCTACAGCCAAAACTGTTAAAGTACCAGAAACATAATTAGTAATAACAGCTGTTGAAGTAAGAGCTGTACTTGTAATATTAATAGAATCTCCAATACTCCAATTTAATGCAAGATAATCATCATTATCAACTGGAAATGGAACTGTTGTAGTTAACACTCCACTAGTTGTTGAAGTTAATTCAGTTGTAACAGAACCAAAGAATCTTTGAAGAGTGTCTTCAAAAGTAAAAGTTCCATCAGAACCACTTATTAATGTAACTGTAGTTCCTGTATCTCCAGCTGCGGTAATAAATGTAATATAATCAGTCTCTAAAGCAGCACTTGTTATTGTTACATCAACATAACCTGTAGAAGATACTAATGTTGCGAATTCTGCATATTTTACTCTGTAAAGAGATGTTATTCTAGAACCATCTAAAAGAATTTGAACGTCTGCATATTTTACAATATCTGTTGAATAATTACTTTCAGTTATAAATAAGCTTATATCATTGTAGTATGCACCAGGATATTTAGCAGTTACAACCATGTTTCCGTCACCGAAAGCTGTAGTTGCATCAGTAGCTTTTACAGCATCTGGAGCTGTTAATCTTAGAGCATAAATCGCTCCACCTGCAGATAACCAATTGTATATATTTAAAACACCGCGTCCTTGATAATCAAAATCTGGATTTCCATATTCAGTTATAAATTGGTTTAAGTTATAAATCTTTTGTACCTCATTATTTAGACCTTTTTTTGAATAAAAAGGAACAAAAAGAGTTGTAGCCCCACTTTCAACTGCTTGAGCATAAGTTCTCGCTAATGCTGTTGTAGTTACTTGAACATGAGGATAAATTTTGTTAATAGTTGCCATATTATTTCCTCCTTTATTAAATTTAACTTTTTTAATCGTCTATATAATTTATTGTTTAATAAGCATTACTATTATTTAACAAATAATTATATGAAGAGAACCTAAAGAAGGAGAGTAAATTATGTACGATATAAAGACCAAAAACAAATCATTTTTAAAGGGATCTGTTATACTTAGACGAAGAAATGTAAAGAATAACAAGTTCATGCTTACACTTTATAATACACATATACAAGGCTTAGATCCACATTCTAAGAATTTAAGTGATTCAGAAAAGATCCAAATATTTGAAGAGGTTACAAATAATATTTGGTATTATTTAAGAGAAGTTGTAAGAATACCAGTGCCAGGAAAAATCGAAGGTATTTCGTATTTGCTGAATCTAGGAAACTTATCAATGTCTTATATAAAATGAAGAAATAAAAATCAAATAACAGTACTTCCTAGACAGCACGGAAAAACTATTGGTGAAATAGTATACGATAGCTGGATTCTATTATTTGCTAGTACGAATACAAATATTATTTATTCAAATAAAGAGTTTAAAGACAGCAAAGGCGCATTAAAGAGATTCAGAGATATCAAAGAAAGACTGCCTCAATGGTTAGTTAGCATGATATCTCATAAGAAAGATCGAGATAATATTGAAGAAAAGCTTTTTTACAATAGAAATAATACATTAAAAGCAATGCCAGCTGCAAATAGTGATGAAAGTGCCGATAAACTAGGCCGTGGTATGACCACATCTAATATCTATTTTGATGAATTTGCATTCCTAGCTCGTAACAAAATTATCTATGAAGCAGCATTACCTGCATGATCTGCAGCAAAAGCAAGTGCAAAAGCAAATGGAGTTCCTTATGGAATTACAATTACAACAACACCAAATAATAAAGATACTAGACAAGGTGGGTACGCTTATGCATTTAAAGAACAAGCTGCTGAGTGAAAACTTGAATGCTTTGATATGAGTATTGAAGAACTTGATGACTATATTGAAAAAAATTCAGAAAATGACTTCTTATATGTGCAATTTACTTATACAGAACTTGGAAAGAGTGAAAAATGACTTAATACACAAGTTCGTTTAATGCAAGGAAACATGGTTAAAATTAAACGTGACTTGTTATTAGTATGGCCACGATCTACAGATACATCAGTATTTAAAGAAGATCAACTAGAAAAAATAGCATCATTTGTTAGACCTGCAATTACTACAATTTTTGTAAATGGTTATGCAATAGATTTCTATGAGAAACCAGACTTAAGAACAAACTATATCATTTCATGTGATGTTGGTGGTGGTTTAAGTAATGATAGCTCAGCTATTTCAATTATCGCACCTGATGATTTTAGAATAGTTGGAGACTTTAGAAGTAATAAAATTGATACTGATGCATTTAGATTACTAATCAAAGAATTAATGGTTACTTGGTTTAGAAATGCAATTTTAATTATAGAACGTAACTCATATGGACTAAATATTTTACATAACCTTATGAAAGATAGAATTGTAGAACCTAGAATGGTACGTGAAGAACGTGTTACAATGGGTGAAAAGACTGAAAAAGATGGATTCGTTGTTCGTAGAAAAACTAAAAATATTGTATATGGTGTAGATACAAATACAAAAACAAGACGAGAGATGTTTGACATACTTCCTAATATCGTTGAATTTGAATATGACAAAATTGTATCACACAAGTTATATCAAGATATTGCAGATCTACAAACAAAGAAAAATGGAAAGATTGAACATGCTGATGGTGCTCATGATGATAATTTAATGTCATACTTAGTATTTAGATGAGCTTTGCACTTTGGAAAATGTTTAAGAAATAAGTTCAAAATTAGTCCTATGCCTACAAAATCTAATATAAAAGTTGTATCATCAGCTGAAGATATTAAGAAAATTAATGCTATAATTGATGATGCAAATAGAGTAGACGACATGCCTAGTTTGAATACAGAAGCATTCGCATATCTACGTGATAGAGACTCAAAATTGAAAGAAAGTAGTTCTCGTGGACGATTAATTGATGAACTATTAGGTTAGAACAAAATATTATATATGAAAATAATTTAAAAAGGAGCGGATGATATGAATAAATTTTTAGAAGATTTAAAAGCAAAAGGTGACAAATTAGTTGAAATAGCACAAGCTGAAGATGCTATGGAACAAGGCAAGGTTGTATTGCGCAGCCTAAAAAGTAAAGTTATTTTTAAGAATGCAAAGAAAGAACTAAAAATGTTCTATTCTGACGCTAATTTTACAGCAATTAAAGATATGATCCAACAAGATATTTCAGCTTTAAATGTTGCAGTACCAAAGGCTAAGAAATTAGATAAAATGGCTGCATTGAAGCAACAATATGGTGGTGGATCTGTAAAACCAACCTCAAACCAATCAGCAAAAGTTTTAAGATTAAATTTTTATAATATTTATGTAGAATTAAAAGCTCAAGAATTGATATATGCAAAATATCCAAATGTATTTAAGACTTCATTACAACTTGCTAAGTATACAGAAATTCTTGCTAGTGTAAATAGTTTAAAATCGCAAATTCAAAGTTTTGCAAGCAAGCATAACGCTACTGCAGCTTTTAACAATGAATTAAATAAGAAAAATTTAGAAATCCAAAACTATGGAGATATAATTTCATTAATAAAGTAATCCAGATTGGATTACTTTTTTTTATTTATTTAAATAAAATTCAACAAACTTTTATTATTACTATAAAGGGGGTCAAAAAATGGCTTATAAGGATTATAAAGACGAGTATTATGATATCTCGCAAAAAATTTTAGAATTGAGTGATGCTCTTTCTGAAGAAATTATTTTAACAAATATAGAAGACCAACTTACTGGCGAAATGGATATTTTTGTTGATAAGATGAACTACTTAACATTATTCAGAACAAAATACACAGAAATTACTTCTGAGACAACATTTTATGATAAAGCGTATGTAAGAGATGCATTAACAAAGGTTACAACATTAGTAGGTGATCTTATGAAGGCTCGATACGGTATTAGTTTAGGAAATGATTTAGACTTTTATTTTCCAGATGATTATTTAAAAGATATGGAAACACTATATGAGTTTTTCTTTATCAGGCATTTTGACAATCTAAAAGATTATTTCTTTACAGAACTAATACAAAACAAAGTTAGTATTATTAAACGCTATGAAAGTGCGTTACAAAACGATACTCATAGTAAAGACGTATTTGTTATTAATAGTAAAAAGAAATTTAAAAATACAGATGATGTTGTTATCATTCATTTTATCGATGAAATTATGGATGACATTATGGCAAGTATTGAATCAGCCTATGTACTATTTGATAGTATTATTAGTACTGACCCATTTGAAGAATTCAATGCCAAAGCTGGCGAATTATTATTAGACTATGGAAAAGGATTTAGCTTTGAAGGTGACCGTAAATGTTATGAGCTTTATATGTTACCACTCAAAGAAAGAAATATTCGTATTGAACTAAGAAATAGTTTATTAATGAAATATTTGGAAACAGTGGAAGTTGAGGACGAATAATGGACTTATTAAAGAATCTAGAATACGATAACTTTATTGAACTGCTAGATTACTTAGAAGGTTTGTCTGAAAGCAAAATACCAGAAGATATCGAGGTATTTTTAGGTGAAAGAATTCTTAATTTTTTCCCAGATTTAAATGCAGTTCAAGAAGTAGAATTAAACTATATATTAATGCATCGAGAAAAAAGTTTATTCGATGCTTTTAAATTAGAACATCCAATGCTAGCAATAGACTCCTCAGGGAAATCAACCCCAAATAAGAAACAATATTGGGAGTTATCTGAAAACGCTCTTAATTCAGTTTATAGTTTAGCATTACAAGAAGTAGAAAAAACAGATGTTAAAGATACATCGTATAATAAAGTTAATACTCAAGTATATAATGCAAAAAATCTTTCATGTTTAAAACATATGCCACATCAAAAATATGAGAGTTATATATACTACCGAAAGCTTTTATTAAACAAATATCATAAACATACTGCAAAAGAATTTAACGAACTTGAAAAAAAACTAAAGGAACTTAAATTAGAACCTTCTAAATTTTTAATTAATGTTGTGAAATACTGTTACAAAGAAACAAACGATTATTCAGTATTCTTAGATCATTTGTTTAAAAGAGTTGAAAATTTGCACGCTGATACAGATCTAACATCAGAGAGCAACAAGAAATTTTTAGCCAACATAAACTTAGTCATTGATAAGAACAATTCATTATATGAATAATATAATTTATAGGAGGTTATAACATGAAAAAATTAACAATTTTAGACGAAGGTTATATGAAATTAGAACAAAATATGGCTCTTGCTTTATTAGAAGGTCATAGTATAATACAATCTGCTGGATTTAAAATGGCAGATGCCATAAGAGCATACGGTACTACTGAGGAAAGTAAATTATTATATGAAGAAGCTGACTATATTAACTTTAAGCATGATCCTGTAGTAGAAGAAGTATTAGGAGATTATGCAATTCAAAAAAATATTGCAGAAAGTGTTAAGTACATTAAGAAAAATAATACATTTTCATTAACAGAGAGTGCTGCATTATCCAGCATATTAAATCATTATACATGTAAATTAGTTGAATCTGAAGATATTGCTGAGAAAGTTACTTTATTCTTTGGTGGTAAAAACAATGTTGAACTTGCAGAAGATTTTGATAGTATAACTGTATCTGAGGCAGGAATTGTAAGTGCATATGATAGTTTTAGTGTTTTATTAGAAAAAACTCAAGAATTATCTGATGCTTATAACAAAGGTCTTTTAGAACGAGATATATTTGCTATGAATGAACCAGCAAATCGTTTGGCAATGCTTTATGAAGCTTCAACAATATTAAAACAAAACAAAGAGAGCTAGTCTCTCTTTTTTCAAGAAAGTTGGTGGAACTATGTATTTAGAGGAACAAGCAAAAGATTTACAAAAACTAAATGAAATGTTTATTAATGTAGGAGATAGTCTACCTACTAAAATAGAAAACTCAATATTTTATCCTAAATTAAAGGTTCTATTGCATCAAGAAATACTAAGGTTCTTTATGAAAAGTTCAGAAATGACTCATAAAGAAATGAAAGATGATTTAAATCTTTTCAGATTAAACGTTGGTGAAAAACTATCTGAGACTGAAATTCGTGAGTATTTAGATGCATTAAAAGAAAAGTATAATAATAAAGATAATAATATAGCAATTGACTATCATATTGAAGTTACTAGATATGATTACGGAGTTCCTGTATGAGTTGTAATTAAACGTGCAGAAATTTTTATGAAAAAATTTATATTTAGATTTAGAAAATCTTCAGCAACTATGGGACTTAATGATGTAAACGTAGGTGGATTAGTTGAAGAAGCTAAAGGCGCTCGTAAAGTTAGATATCTTAAATTAATGGACGATAAAGATGGCATTTATGACATTTAAAATAGATAAATCAAAAGATCAAGAAACACTACATGAAATGTTTATCAAAGTTGAAGACGCTCGCCCATCAACATTAGAAAACTCTATTTTTTATTCTAGAATTAAGAATACGATGACTCGTGACTTAATGAGATTCACAAGAGAACAAGTAGATTTACGAGGTGATCTCTTTAAATTAAGAGATAAAATTGGTGAAATGATGTCTGAAAGAGACATTAGAAACACATTAGATGTCTTAATGAAAAAATATAATGAAACAGATAATAATGTTGGGCTTATTTATCATATTGAATCAACTCGTGTAGACTACGGAGTTCCAGTAATGGTAATGATTAAACGTGATGTTATTTATGTAAAGAAATTTGTATTTAGATTTAAGAAATCTGATATGTCAGCAAAGGTAGGTAGATAATATGAATTTTTCATTTTTAAAAGAAGAGACTAAAGATCTTAGAACGCAGCTTACATTCACTGGAAATATTATGGAAATATTTATACCTACATACTTCTTAGATAAAAACGAAAAAATGGCTATATACATGGGAAATAAAATTGAAAGTATTGGGTTATTTTGGTTTAAGGTTGGCCAAACTTTTTATGAGCTTCAACTACCAGTAAAAATTACTTTTGAATTTCAATCACAAGAAAAGAAAAAACTTAAATTAAAACCTGGAATGCCATCTATGGATTATACTATATTTAAATTGAAAACTGGTGATGCTTTTTCATATAATGTAAATCATAAGCAAAGTTCAGATGACCTCACTTGGTTTGTATCAAAGTTAATTGAAGGCGCAAAATTGCCTCCAACAGTATCTTATGATGAAGTATTTAATCTGTTCTCAAGAGCATTACAAATTACAAATATTAATGACCGATTGGGTGTACCATTTTTAACAATTGAATTTATTCTATCTGAGTTATTTAGACAAAAAGGAAATACAAGTAACCCATTTAGATTAAATTATGATGGTAAAAGAGTAAGCCAATATGCTTATAAAATGCTAAGAATTACTAAAATTCCAGAGCAAAACTCTACATTTACAGGGATGATTGGTGAAGATATTAAACAACAATTAGTTTCAGCTGTTCTTAAAAATAGACAGGGCAAAAAAGATCGTGTATCACCAATAGAAAAAGTATTGAAATATTAAAAGAAAAGATAACCAAACGGTTATCTTTTTATTTTTGTTTTTTTCATTACTTTTAGTTGTTTTTTAAGATCTTTTATTTCAGCTTTCTTTTTTAGCTTTAATTGTTTTTTAAGTTTTCTTTTTTTCGGTTTGTCTACTAACCTTACACCAAGTTCTTCTAATTTTTTCTTTAGTTCAGGACTATCATTTTCAGGTGTTTGCACTTTGATATGTTTAAGTTTTCTACCAATTCCTGGTCTTATACCAGAAGTAGCCTCTAATAATCTTTCTAACTTTTCATTAATCATATTTTCACCCCTTATTGGTTTGTTTCAGGTTTATAATTAGGGTCAATTTCTTGACCTTTAATTTTTTCATCGAATGTTCCATCAGATATAGCTTTTCTTTGTTTTTCGAATGTATTAAGATTCGGAGACTCATCATTATAATTTGCATTATAAGTTTCAATGTTTTTATATTCTTTTTTTATTTTAATTGCTAAATCTTTTGCAGTTTTAATAACCACTGCAGGAAGAATATTCTTAACAACAAAAGTTTCCATAAGATGTTCTATTTTTTCTTCACCAGTATTAATAAGCTCTAATGCTTTAGTTATATCATCTTTACAAGGATATACTTTATTTTCTTTAAGTCTATCAGCTAAAGCTGGTAATTTTTCGTAAAATGCATCTATTGAAATTGCATAGATTTCTAAGAACACTGATAATGTGTCAGCAATCGTAATATCTTCATTTGAATGTTCTATGCTAAATTTAGAATATGCTTTTAATATTTTTTGTGCATTCATTGCTTCTACAACAAATACTTTAACCATTTCTTCTGGTTTGAAAACATTGTCAATAGCATTTTTATCAATTAAGATTTTAAGAGATGCTGTTTGGCCAATATGAGGAATAGTTGTTACACCAAATGTTGAGTTCGTTGCAGAACCATCATTTCTTACAATATCCACTGTAATTGAAGCACCTGTAAATACTGCTTTCTTTGCAGCTAACATTAGCTCTTTTTGAAGTGAGTATGCTGTAATTTTGTCATCTCTATAAAGCTCAATCATTTGAGCTAATTCATATGCGTTATCTATATTCATTATTTGTTCCCCCTATTTTGAAAATTAGTCATCTTTTGTCTGCGTTCTGTTTCAGTTTTTGCATAGCCACTTCGGTTTGTTAATTTATTTAAAGCGTTGTCTGTATTTTTTAAGGCTTTTCTTTTTTCATCGTTATTATTAGATTTTGTTGCCATACCTTTTTTTACGTCATCTGGGTTGATAGTTATTATTCGTTTCCCTGTCTCTAAAAGGCGTTCAACATTCTTCCATATCATAAAATCACTCCTTATTTTTATTTTCATATAATAAATTGTTCGACATCGAAAAACAATATATTATATTTAAAATGAAGAGAAACACATGAGGAGACGGAGAGAATGATAAAGAAGAAAGAAGTTAACAAAACGGAGAAATGAAAAAAAGTAGGGATCACCTCGGCTTCAATTGTTTTATTATTAGTAATTGTTTATTTGCTAAAATTAAATTTTGGTGATTATTTAGGTCGAGTATTTGACGCAGTTCAGTCAGTATTTATTCCTGCAGCATTAGCACTATTTATAGCGTATTTAATTAGGCCTCTTAATAATTATTTAGTTAAGAAGAAAATGAAAAAAGCTGGCGCTGCTATACTAACAATTTTAATATTTTTTATAGTATTATTTGCATTTCTAGGCTTAATCGTTTTATTAGTTACATTACAAGTGACCGATATAATTGGGCGTATTGATACCGAATGGTCAGTAATATTAAATAATTTAACGGCATTTCAGCACTTTATTCCTGAAAATATATTAGCACAAATAACTAATGTTGATGGAATTATAGAACTTCCATTATTAAAAGATTATGCAGTTCAATTAATTAGTTCTGGCGATTTTTTTACTAATGCTTTTTCAGCAACCTTAAACGGTGTATTAAAAACATTATATTGGTTAATTATGATCATTATGATGCCTGTATTTTTATTCTTCTTTCTTAAAGAGGGAGATACAATTATGTCAGGAATCATCAAAGTTATTCCTTCAAAATGGCATAGAGATGACGCAGAAGTAATGTTAAGTATTGCTAATAAAAGCACTGAAAAATATATACGAGGAAAATTAATATCAATATTCTTTTTATTTATATTCTTTTCAGTATCATTTATAGTTACACTAATTATATTTAGACCAATAGACCCAATGTTGGCTATATTATATGGTGTGTTATTTGGTGGAATCATAGCATTGTTAGATCTTGTCCCATACATTGGACCAGCTATTGGAATTATATTACCAATGGCATTTATAGCATTAGCAAGTACATCATTACAACAATTTTTAATATTCGCATCAATTTTAGCAATTATAGATTTAATTGGGCAAAATTTACAAAAAACTATAATAGAACCTATTATTATGAGTAAAGAAGTAAATATACATCCGCTGTCAGTATTCTGTGGACTATTATTTTTCGGAACATTATTTGGAGTTGTAGGATTCATAATTGCAACACCAATCGTTGCTACAATTAGCAGTATATACAAATATCTTATGGGAAAATATAGCAATGAAATGATAGAAGATCTCATAAATGTTGATTTAAATAAAGATGGAATTATAGCAGAAGTAGATAGTAAGATTTAGAAAGGAGTGATGATATGGCTTATAGTGGTTTAACACCTACAGCTGTACTAAGATACATTAATCGTATGCTTGGTACTGTACTACAAGATATGGAAATAACAGAAGAAGAAATGATGAGGGTTGTATTTCAAGAAAGTCTAATGACATATAGTAAGTTCTTCCCTTTTAAATACACAATTAATATTGGCGAAGGCGAACACCTTGAAGGAACTCTTAATACATACAGAATTCCAAAAAATGATAGATTAGAAATACTTGGGATCCATAGATTGTACATTTCAAATATGGTTCAAATGGGATCTACAATGATTCCGCTAAGTTATAATCCTTTCGAGGGGCAAATATTCAATGATTATACATCAATGACTATGACACCCGTGACGTTTAAGTGAATGCCACCTAATGAACTAACTATCTTTCCAAAGATAATTGGTTATCAAGCGGCTACTTTAGAGCTTAAAGCAGTTCATCCATATCATTTGAAAACTATTCCAATGACTATGAGAAACGAATTCCTTAATTTATGCTTACTTGATGTTTTAATTTCAATTTATCCATTAAGACATAGATTTGAAAGCTTCAATATTCCTTATGGAACAATTCAACCTTTCATGGAAATGGTAGATAGAGCAGCTGACGATAAAAAAGAATTATTAGAAAACTGGCGTACTTTATTCTTGAAAGATGCTAGAGCTAAAAGAATCTGAATAGCATAAAAAAAGACTAACCTAAAGGGTTAGTCTTTTCTTTAGTGTATCGATAAAAGGAGGGTAAAATATTAATCTACAGACTGTAGATTAATATATTGTTCTGCTGATTTGTTACCATAAAATTTTAGAAACGATAAGTTTATAATTATATATTATAAATATAGAGAAACGAGGTATATATTATGGATACATTAAATTTTCAATTAGAAGAAAACCAAAAATTATTAGATCTCACACTAGCAGCTCAAAAATGTATAGAAGACAAAATACAAAATAAGGTTGACGAAATTTTGGCAA